TATAATCTTATTCGACATTGCAGATGGGTTGGTATTGTACTGAACCAAATACATATCTAAACTTGATGCTGTAATATATGAATTACCATCTAACATACTGACTTCATTAGTGTGACCATATTGATCAACACCTAATTGAAAGTTATCGCCAGATTGTTCTAATGATATTACGTTATCATCAGCATTTGCAAATAGTGGTGCTATAAGTAGCGACAATACAATAATAGGCCAAAATAAAACACTTACCCATATTAAAGCTTTCATTGAATATTCTTCTAATTTATCTAACATATTAATTCACCTGATTTATATAGATGAGGATATCTTCACCCTCGTTTCCTGTAATTATTCCGTCCCATGTCGGTGTAATTGTATCTACTGTAAAGTTGCCGCCTGCTCCAAATTTAAGTCTAATCACGCCATTAATGTTTCTATATAGTACTAAAGATCCGTCTTGTAAAAACACATTAAACTGTGATTCGTCGTTAAACCCTCTTGTTGCACCTTTGATATCAAATTCACCTAATGTATCAAATAGATCTGAACTATCTATAATGTCTAATACATCAACTAAAAATTCTACATCTAATTCATCAATATCTAATTCACTGAATTCGTCAAGAGTATCTTCTTCTAATTCGTCTTCTTCTAACTCAGTAAACTCTAAAAAATCTACATCTAATAGGCCTTGATCTTCATTCGTGTCGTCAGCCATTTCTTCTTTTATCCTCTCCTTTACTTCTTCAGGAGGTGATACAATAAACATGTTGTCAATTAATGATGGTGTAATACCGTTAACTTTAATTGATTGTGTTGGTGATGAATCTAATGAAGATACCATTGTTGCGGCATAGGCTTCGTTTAATGTAACTACTCCACCTTCGTTAGAAACTACTATCTCGCCAGATGGATCACCATTCTCATCTGGTAGCAGAATAATTAGGCTTCTACCTAACTCATCTACTGTTGTTGTAAAATCAGTTCCCCGTACGGCAATTGAGGCCGTAGGAGTCTTGATATCAATATTGGCTTTATTTACTAATCCTAATCTTCCGGATGCAAATCTTGCCGTTCCCATTGTAAACTTCATACTCATCTTTGAGAGTGAAGGATCAGGGTCATAATATATTTCGTCTATTAGTACTTCAGAATGTTCTTTTAAAGATAGTTGAGCTTTATCTAAAAACTCAATAAGCATTCTTCCGTTACCAGTTTTTGCTTCATCGTTTAGTTCTATAGGTATCTGCTTAGATACTTTTATCTCTTCATTGTTACGCACAATCTGGCTTACGCCAGTCGACTCTACTATGTCACCAATGGAATCAGCATAGGCGATTCCAGTGATGAATAGTAAGCTAAGAATCCCCAGCTGTGTCTTTTTGATTGATTTGTACAGTAGCATTGTCTGATGTAATATCTAAATTGATGATAGCATTAGGAGTTGCACAAGGTGAACCTCCTACACAAGTACCTGAAATCTGATTAATATCAATGTCACCACTATCTCCATTCCACTCTACAGTCAATGATTGAGAACCATCGTTTTGTAATGTGTTGAAGTTATTGCTGTCACCAGTAATATCAAAGTTCCAAGTTACATCATCAGATTCAAAATCTAAATCAAATATATTTGAACCACCTAACAGAATTAAATCTGCATCTAATCTTTCTGCACTTGCACCAACTTTACCTTGATCTATATCAAATGTATTACTGTCTCCAGTAATAGCAAAATCGTAGTTAGAATCGTCTGAACTTCCAGTGTATCCAATGTTCCAATCAACTTCGTTTGAATCACCTGTTAACGTAAAAGTTAAATCAGAGCTATTCATGTCAATTGGTCTATATATCAAGTTTTGATTTCCTATCATATCGATATCAAATGTTAAACCTGAACCTACAATAGTCATATCAGAACCGGAACTAGAAAAATCTTCTAAACCGATTTTGTTACCATATCCAACCTGATCAATATACAACGTTAATGTATCACCGCTTTGTTCTATCATAATTTCGTTATCGTCAGTTGCTTGTGCGAAAATAGAATTTGCTGTAAATAGAAATAGCACTGCTGCTATACTAGTTAATTTCTTCATTTTTCGTTTCCTCTTTGTTTGCATGCCTTTCGTTTTTCCCATCAACTTGATGAGGATGCCTATGGCCTGCGGTTAAATCCCAGAACTTACGGTCGTGGCCCTGGTAGATTAATTCCAGTACAGCAGCTTCAATAGCTGACCGTACTGCATACGTCACTGACTCATTATTTCCCACTCCGTCCTCATACTCGATAAGTTGCGTGCCTTGTTCATAGAACCTAAACACATCACCCGACGAGCCGTAAGAAAGTACCGATTTCTTAGCTTGGACGTTTAACAAAACTTCACCTGTCAATACAGACACTGCTCTCACAGATACTGTAACAACATCTTTACGATACATCCTACTAAAACCTATGCCAAGAGTTCTTGCGCCTCGGCCTCCAGTTTCCATATTCGTATCATAACCTATAATACCACCCTCAATAATCATTCCTGCAAATAAGAGTGGGCCAACACCATTTGGTTTTACACCATTAGCTTCAGCGACATCTTGACGAGTAGATCTTACTATTTGTCTTTCTCGTACAAGATTGTCTATTCCTTGTCTTTCTACTACTCTAAACCAGGTTCCTCCACCTGCTGTTTTAAGAGCATCTATTAACATTTCAGTACCGCCTTGGGTAACTGCAGTAGAAAACGATGCTATATTATCTACTGATTTTCTTTGACCTGTTAAATCTTTAAATCCATACACTGCAACTACTGGTTGAACCTTTGCTGCCGGCAAATTAAGAAGATCTACAAACGCTGGAAGCTTTACAGCTTCTGGGGCATCAACACATATATACTTTCTGGCCATTGCCTTTTGTATACCCATTTGCGCATGCCTATTAAAACCTTCATCATATTTGCCATCAAGATCATTGCAATCCTGAGGGTTATTACTCCACTGTGGAACAGATGCGCATCCACTAAGTAGTAGTAATACTAATATGTACTTACCCACCGTCTGAATCCTGGCCAAAGTTGCCAGTTCCTACTGGTATCTCAATAACTGTAGTTGTTCCGTCGGAATCTACGATTGTCATTTTAATAAACTCTGAACCATCTTCGTTTGTCATAACTTCATATGTTACTACATTACCTTCTAAAGTAAATGAGCCATATCGAACAGATCCATCATTACTAAACATAGATTCGACAAGTTGTTTAGACATTTGAGCATATATTCTACTCTCTAAATTACGTATAAACTTAGCCATAGTTGTATTTGCTTCTTCTCTTTCCGCTGCTTTTCTTGCTGCCTCTAAAGCATCTACTATAGCTTTTTTCCTTGTATGTTCTATATTATCAACTGTTAAATAATGTGCTCCAGTTCCAACTCCACTAAATGATGGATTTTTAAAGCCAAATTTGATTTCATCTGCTTGTACTACAAGGCTTTGTAAAGCCAATACAAACATTCCAGTTAACAATACATCTTCAATTTTTATCTTCATTTTTACTCTCATTTATCTTCTTCTGCCTTTCTCTATATTCTAAAACGACCTTTACCTTTTCTTGTAGTCGTATCATATCCTGATCAAGCATTCTAATTTGATCAATAAGTCTTATAAGACCCATGTGCATTTCTTCAAGCTTTGGATCTAGTTCTTCATTAATGAACTTCCATATAAAAAACACGAAATAAGCCATTCCTACAATGGCTACAGTCGTAAATCCGTACTGCTCGATTAAAACCGCTGGATTTAAGGCGTCCATGTTAATCCCTTCGGACGTCTATTTTACCGTCTTCCACAAAGTTTTCTGATCGAGCAATTCTATCGATAGGTGGAGTTAACTCTAAAGCACTAGATACTAACATATCGATCTTTATTATTTCGTTATTCATTGTTCGGGCCCTATTTTCTAGGCCCTTTGTGAATATATTAAGGGTGTCTATTTGGTCTAAAACTCCTGATAGCATTTGCTTTATAATCGTAAATATAAAGAACCCAGACGCTAAAGCGCCTGCAATGGGTAATCCTACATCACTGATTAAACCAAATATATCTGGCATTAGCTACTTTTAGCGATACTGACAGCTTTAAGACCGGCACCACCTTCCAAGGTATCTGCTGGCATCTTAGAAACCAATTCAATTGCTTTACTTGGAATTGTCATAGTTCCTAAAACCACTGCACCCAATTTTTGAGTCATGACAACATCCGCAGCAGTACTATTATATACTCTTACTAATGTAGCTTTACCCATATCGGTAGCTGATGTTAAGTCGCCCTGACTTCCTAACAATTTAATTTTCATCTTTTTCTCCTGTTATGAACTAACTAAATTTAGCTCTTCTAAACTTTTATGCCAATCTGAGTATCTGAAAAGTCCCTGCTTTTCATGACACCAAAACCAACCTTTACTTTTTTGTTCTTCTTGCGGTATACTAGATTCGACCTTTAAAGGGCCTCTAGTCTTCCCATAAGTCGTTCTGCTCTGTTCGTTACTTGCTTGTACCATCTTGAATCTCTACCTTCAACAGCCGCTACGGGCCAATCGCCACACTGCAGCGCTGCATTGTGCTTTTTAAATTTACTTAAGCGCGTAAGTCCCATGTTGAACATCATGTTCGCAATGACTTGTTTCACTTCTTGTGGATATCCATCCCACGCATCGTGTAATTTTTTACAATCTTCGATTACTGTTTCTACATCCTTGGCAAAGCATGATATAACTCTATCCTCTGAGACATCAGTACCGACCGGAAGCCCAAATTCTGGGTCTCCTTCGATAACCAGGTGTCCAATACCAAA